CTCAAGACAAAGACATTGCAGCGGTTGACGAGGCCATTGAGAAGCACGAAGCCGCCAACTCATTCCCCGAAGCGGACGGCATTCAATACCGTTCGGTGTGGAAATACGAAATCACAGACGCCTCACAAATCCCGCGTGAGTTCTTGTCTCCCGACCTCAAGCTCATCGGAGCTCACGTCACGCACCGCAAGGGCGCCGCGGTGATTCCCGGCGTGCGCGTGTATGAAGACACCATCATTGCAGCGAAGAGCGCGTGAAGATGGCCATTCAACCCGTGAAGCCAAAAGAAGAAGAGTTGAGCGCGTTCATTGAGCACCTCAAAGAGCACGGTGACAAAGACGCGCCGCCGTTGTCTTGGGGTAACATTGTTTGGGCCATCCAAGCCGGCCGTCTCGAGTGGGTGCGCCCCGGCGTGCTAGGGGTGGTGGGTCACGTGAAGCCGTCAAAAGCTTCACTCTCAATCAACAAAGCGATAGCGGCGGGTCGCATGGGTTCACCCGCTCAACAAGAGCTTGCAAAGAAGTTTGTGAAGCCATGAGCGACACCAAGCGCAAGCTCGCCTTCAACTCGGAAATCTACGCGGGGCACACCATGGGCCCGGCCGTCGGCCCTTGGGCGCCCAAGACATACCCCGGTGAGCGCGTGATGTGGTGCCGGGGCTGCAAGGCCGACACTCGCCACACCGTTGAAGCCGAAGGTGAAGATTGGCTTTGCGAAGAGCCTCACCACCAACTCAAGTTGCCCGGCTTCAAGTGACTTGCCCGATTTGTAAGGGGCACGCCCGAGAGCCTTGGTCTTGCCCGTGTCAAACCAACACGAGCCCCGCGCCTCATTCACCGTCTCGAGAGAAGGTGAATGAGGTGATGCGCTTGGCCGACTGCTACGCCGCCGCTTGGGCGGTTTGGTATGCCGTCCCCACCGAAGCCGCGTTGCTCAAGGCGCGCGCCGCTCGTGAAGAACTCTTGAGGCTCACGGCAAGACCGTGACCGAGTGGCTTGATTGCCGCGGGCAGCCCCGCGCGGGCACGCACCAAAAGTGATTGAGGGTGGGGCCGCACTCAAGCCTCACCCATCCCGCGCGGTGCGCTCTCGCATCATCCATTGCGCCGCCCCAATGGTGGGGGTTGCCGTCACACGGGTTGCGGGGCTCTTCAACAAGTGCCGCCGCCTCTTCAAGACGGTACCGCCAAGCCGCCCGAAAGCTTTGCCAGTCATACCGCTCGGGCAAAGCTTCGGGGCGCTGTAGTGAGAAGCCAAGCGCGCTCACCCATGCTTGGCGCGCGTTGAGCGGCGGAGCCTCACCGGTGGCCCGGCGGGAGTACCGCCGCGCCGAGCCCGCAAGGTCTTCACGGCCGCCCGGCCGATTCATCAACACTTGGTGAATCGCGGCCGGGTCGTTGGTGCCGCGGCGCCACGTGATTTCGCTCGTGACGATTCGCGCCAAGAGCAACACGTCTTCGGACTTGAGCCCGTTGACCGCGTTGACCTCCCGAGGCGAAACGATGAGCGTGAGCCCGAGGATTACAGCAAAGAGTTTTCTTCTAGCCATGAAATGCCGTCTCTCTCATCGGTTTGTGCGTAGGCGCTTCGCTCGTGTTCGGTGTCCCGATACACGCGCAAGCCGCGAAGCCAAGCCGCCAAGAAGTTGGTTGATTTCCAAGCGTAGGAGAAAACCCAAATCATGAGCGCCGCGCGCCACGTGGTGCCGGGGGAGATGGCCCACCAAGTGAACACGAAGGCCGCGAGCACAACCGAGCGCAAGGCATCATCTTCGGCTTGCCTCACGTGCACGTGCTCGTGTTCTTGGATTCGCGTTGGCACGGCCCCGACGGGCGCGCGGCGGCCGGGTTGGTAGATGATGGCGTGCCCGAGCGTGGTTGAGTATCGCCAGCGCTTAGCCGCCCACGGCCGCCAAACCGCGGTGAGCACGCCGCCGGGCTCAACCCTCAAGTCGTGCGCGGCGTAGATGGCCACCATGAGCAAGAGCCAAAACCAAGCGATGATGTTGAACGGAATGGCCAAGGCCCAAAGGACCCAACGCCGGCGGGAGTAAATGGTTTGCATCCCGCTACCTTGACGAAAAAACCAGCGCCGCACCACCCGCGCCGACAATGAGCCCGAAGAGCAACCAAAGCGCGGGGCTTCGCCAAATCGCATCGGCCCGCTTCTCGGCCGCTCGTGCGCGGCTTTCTTGGTGTCCGGCGCTTGCCTCCCAACGTGCGGCGGCTTGAGTCTCAAGCTCGAGCGCGCGCCGAAGCGCGGGGATTTCAACCTCAACCGCGAGCGTGAGTTGTTGCTCAATGAGCCGGAATCTTGCCGCTTGTGCGCCGGAGCTCACGTCAAGTGCGTTCAAGCGTTGGGCTTCGGCAAGCTCAAACCAAACCCCCGGGCGGCCGTCGTGCTCGAGCGCCACCGCCGCGGGAGGCTGCCCGAGCGCAAGCGACGGCGCCAAGAGAGAAATCAACATTGCCCTAGTAAGGGTGGGCACTTCGCGCATCCCATTGCTTCGGAATCGGCCGACCTCCCCCAAGCGTGAAGTCGTTGTCTACTTGCAGCCCGAGCACGGCAACGCCGTAGTCTAGCCCCACGCGTTGCCACATCTCTTCACCCGGGTCGCTTCGGCGCGTAGCAGCGCTTTGACGGTGGGCGCGAAGCAACTCAATCGGCATGCCGAGCGCGCGACCTTCATCAACCAAGAGCTTGAGCCCGCGGCGCGCCGTCTCAACGGTGAGGTCGGTCACCGGGTCAGGCTTGCCCTTCCAAGTGGTGCGCACGTCTTCGCGCACGGCCGTCGTCTTCGGGTCATCCATGAGCCCCGAATAGTGACCTTCAATCTCAAGACAAAGTGAGGTGCCGCTCAAACCGTTGGCGTGGTAGAGGTACCGCTCAAGGTCGTTGGACCAAACCACCCACCCCTCACGAAACGCGAGCACGTGGCACGCAACACCTAACGCGCGGATTTGTTGAGCAAGCTCTTCATCCCCGCCGGCGGCCTTGAGGTGGTTGCGACCTACGCCGAAGTTGCACGCGGTTTGGTGAAGGGTCACCGCCGTGATTGTCTTGGGGTCGCTTCTCACCGTCTTGCCGCGGCGCACTTTGCTCTTCAGGCTTGGGTCGGTTTGAAGGTGCCGAAGGTCCACCACGTCAATGCCCGCGAACTCGGCCACGGTCACGGCGGCCGCCGGCTCGGGCGGCGGCGGGGTGCACTCCCGCTTGGCGCGCTGGCGCTTCTTCGGGGGCTTGGGCTTCATCGCGTCGGTCATTGGTCCCGCCTCTTCTTGCGCTCATTGAACTCGGCCGCCACATCTTCGGCGGCCAACTCTCGAGACCTCAACCTCTCGCGGCGTAGGTCTTGGGTGATGATGTCATCTTGGGCGGCCAGTCGGGCCCGCTCGGCGGCGGCCGCGTCGGCTTGGGCTTTGTATACCCCCGCCTCGGTTTGAAGCACTTCGGCGGCCCCGGCGTCCCGCTCGGCGGCCGTCGCACTACGCGCCCCGCTACGGGCCCGAAATCGGGCCAAGAGCCACGCGCCCCCCAAGAACGCCAAGAGCGCGGAAACCGCCGCCACGGCCCCGCGCCAACCCTTCCTGAGCCACCCCATCAAAGCTAGTCTCGAGCCCTGAAGTTCTCGATGGCGGATTTGATGACCCCCACGATTGAGGCATAGCCCACCATCGCAATGCCGCCGGCCGTAGCGTAGGCCAACACGTAGCCCCCACACTCAACCCCGAAGACCTCGGGCACGGGGCCCTTGAGCCCGAAGAGCGCCAGCCCCAAGAGAGCCCCCACAAAGAGCGCGTGCGCTTTATAGGTCACGATGTAGACGCCCTTGAGACCCTTGTCTCCCGGCTTGGCGTTGACAAGTTTCTTGGCGACCTCACCAAGCATGCCGATGATGAAGGCGGCGGATAGTAGCGGAATCCATGGGCTCATGTTGTTGGTGTCTCTCTTTCTTTCAAAGCGCCCGGTGAAGAGCAAAGGTGAGAAGAAGGGGGGGAGTTGAGCCCACCCCGCCCCCACCGGACTATTTGCCGCGCTCGAGCGGCGGCGGCACGCTCGAGCCGCGCACGGCGGCAATCAAGCGGTCTTGGGAACCTTTGCGGCCGCGAAGCTTTCGCTCAAGCGTGCCGGCTTTCGAGACCGCCTCGACCATGGTCTCGGATGAAGAAGAGATGCGCTCATCAATCTCTTTGAAGAGCTTGGTGACTTGCGTCTCATCTTCTTCTTCATCTCGCTCAAAGAGTCTTTGCTCAATGAGCTTCTTCGGCTCGGCGGGCTCGGGCTCGGCGGCGTGACTCCCAAAAAACTTGAAGGGGCTCATGCGTTCAATCCTTTCCGTTGCCGGTGAGTTTGATGAGAACGTCAAGACTTGAAGAGAGCCGGCTCATTGCCTCATCAACCGAGGCAATGTGCTTGAACATGCTCTCTTGCATCTTGAGCGCATCGTTGAGGCGCTTCTCTTGAAGGTTCTCAAGGCGCTTGTGAAGCTCTTGGTTTTGAGCCCAAAGCGTGCGCACCGTTCCCCCGAAGAAGAAAAGCACGATGAAGAAGAGCGCGGCAACGACGCCCCCCTCTTGCAAAATGCGCCCTAGGAAATCCCACATAGCTCAAGCTTACAGCGCAAAGCCCGCGGTGCGTAGCCCTAAGCACACCCCGGGGTATGTTCCGAGACCCGCGGGGCATTGCCCGAAGAGAACCCATTGAGAGTTGAGATATTTCGCACCCTCAACCGAGGCTTGAAGCTCGGGTTGAACTCCCCGCCACGTGACGCCGCCGTCAACCGAGTGAAGAAGTTCACCCGAGCCGCCCACGGCCAAGAAAGAGCCGGCGCCGTTGCTCTCAACCGACTTGAAGAGGGGATTGCCGAGCGTGGCCGGGATGCCCGCGCTTTGGTCAGTCCACGTGATGCCGTCCGAAGAGGTGACGATTGCCCCCACGCCGCCCACTGCACACCACACATCTTGAACCGGGTCATAGGCCACATCCCGAAGGGCGCCCGGGGCCGAAGTGACCCCCGCGCTTCGGTCGGTCCAAGTGATGCCGTCGGGGCTCGTGAGAGCGGCGTCTTGGCCGACGGCAACAAACTGACCTTGCTCGGCCGACCAACGCACCGCGTTGATGTTGTTGGTGGCCGCGGGGTTGGCTCGAGCCGTCCACGTGATGCCGTCGGGGCTCGTGAGAAAGCCCGCCGCGGATTGCCGGCACATCACGATAAGACCGCCGGGGTCTTCGGTGAGGCACATTCGGTTTGACGCGGCGTCGGGGTCAACGCGAGCCGTCCACGTCTCGCCCGTTGGGCTTGTCTCGATGGCCGAAACGCCGGTACCGCCGCCACAGTAAATCCAAAGACCGGCAACCGTTGAGTAGAAGAGGCAACGCGGGCCTTGAGGGCCGCCCACGGTGGTCGAGAATGAGACACCGGTCCACTGCCGCCCATCTCGAGAATAGGCCGGCGCGTCGGTGATGGCGTCCACCACGGCCACCATCCGCGGGACGCCCGCGCCGCCACCGTCGGGTGACCAATCGAGAACGTCAAACGTGCCGCCCGAAATGGTGGGGGTGTGGTCTTGAATGTTGATGACCGAATAGTTGAGCCATTGAGCATCAATCAAGAAGCCCGCCGCCTTTGCGATGGTGTTGAGCACGTGGTTGAGGTGTTGCGCCGGTGGCCGCTCGGTCGGCAAGAAGCCTTCGGCACGCTTGCCCGCAAGAGGGTCAACCTTCGTGGCCGTGCCGGCCGCCGGTGGGTTGGTGAAAAGGACATCGGTTGCCCACTCAACGGGGGTGATTGGTCTCGTGCTCATGTTGACCTCACGTCGGTTAGTTTGCCGCCAACGGCGGCGTCAAGGATGTTGCCCAATCCAAGGGCGGTGTCTAGTTGGCCGGTGGTGTCGGCATCAAGGGTGAACTGTTCAAGCGCGGGCTCGGTTGAAAAGATGAACTGAAACGAGACGCCGGCCGACTTAGCAGACCGAAGAAGGGTGAAAGCAATATCGGGGTCAAGTGTCCCGATGTCCGAAAGAAGAGCAAGGTGAAGCCCCGCCGGCGGCACTTCGGTGAGGCGGATGTCGGTTGCTTCAAGCGGGTCGGCAATGAGCCTCAAGATTTCAATCAACTCTTCGGGGCGCCCACTACTCAAGTTGATTTTGATTCGGGCCTTGATGAATGAGCGATAGTTGGCGTCAACGAAACCAAGCCGAGGTTGCCCGACGATTGAGCCGAGCGCGTCAAGTTGAGCGTCAACCGCGGTGTCAATCGTGCGTTCGGTGTAGAGGTCAAAGATGGCAACCTCAAGCTCTTGAATCTGCCCAACGAAGGTGCACAAGAGCGCATGCATGCGCGGCTTGTCTTCGTATTGAGCGATGAGACGCAAGACGGCTTCATCACAATGAGAGAGGTTCTCAACGGGCTCTTTGGGCAGCCCATCATCAAGCGACTCTTCAGTGAGAAGACCGGTGCCACCGGGGATGAGTGAATATGTTGAGGCGGTTGTCACGTTGCTTCACTCCCGCTTGAGTCGATGGCCACGGTGCGAAGAGTGAAGCCCGAAGGCCACCCGCCCGCACGACGGCACGAGAAGGCGAAGCCTCCCGAAATGACCGTGCGCGTTGAAAGTGCCGAGTAGGCTGCGGCAAAAGAAGTGCCATCATGAATCACTTCGTAGGCCCCCGAAGTGAACTCAACCAACACGAGGATTTTCGCGAAGCCCACATCATCGGTGACGTTGAACGAAATGGCGGTGCCGGCGCGAATCGCGCCCGGCGCCGGCGTGAGCCCGGTGACTTGGGGAGGCGCACCACCAACGACAACAACACGGGTGTTGCCCGTGATGAGTTGCCCGACCTTATCGTCCGAGAACTTGGTCTCGGCGAAGATGGCCCGGGGGATGAGTGCGCCGTCAAAGTCGGCCATTTCAAATCAACGGTGTGACCGTATCGGGCCACGGCAAAAGGACATCATCAAACCGAATGAGCGCGCCCGGGTCACCTGCCGGTGAAGATGTCCAAGCGGTTGTGAGGTTGAGCGTATCGTTTTCAGCCAACGCGGACTTGTTTGAAGCCGGGAAAAACACATCAAGAGTTGCGCCCTTGATGTTGGCATCGGCGCCAACTCGGTCTTCAATGTAACCCCTCACAAAAGAGTGCTTGTTGTTGTAGGGGTTCACCACACCTTGAGATGAGAAGGTTGACCAACCGTCGGGCCGAGCCGCGCTCACAAGAGCTTCACCCGCGAGCCCCTTCTTGAACCACGTCTCCCAATCAATGTTTTCGTTCCACTGCCCGGAGATTGAAGCTTCAACCGAGCACGCCGGCACGATGTCTTCGGGCGCGTAGGTTCCGGGCTCAAGAGGCGTGAAGCAAAAACGTTTGCTCGCCACCCCCGTGCCCGTGACAATGGCAACCCCGTGGAAGTGATAGAACCCAGCAACGCCCGCGACACTATCAACGCAAAAGTGCCAACGCTTCAAGTCCGCTTGGCCCGTGAGCCCCGCGAACGAAGCGTCAAAGCCACCGCTTGAGTTTTGCCCGATGAAGCAAACGGCCGTGCTCACCGCCGTCGGGCCCACCGTGGGCGTGCCGTCGTTGTTGAAGCCGTCCACATCGTAGAAGGCGCGCCAACTGTAATCGGTGGTGCTTCTTTGAAACCACATCTCAAAGGTGCCCGCCGGCGCGCGCCAACGTTGCCAAGCGTTGTTGTTGCTTATCTGTCCAATCGTGGCCGGCGTTGCCGAGGTGGTGACGCTTGAGCCGTTGGAAAAATCAACGGCCACCCACCCCGCGGCGGTGAGACATGCGAAGAACTCAAGAAGCCACTCGGCCCCGCCCGTAGGTGTTGACTGAAAGTTGACGTTGAACTTTTTTGACCCGCTTGTGACAACTGGCATTGGTTTCTTTCTTAGGAGTTCACAACGATTCGGGCGGTGTCCAAATCGGCGATTTGGCGAGCACCCACGGCAAGGTTGATGGTCCCGACGGGGGAGACCGCGAAGCCCGCACGGGTGGCCACGATGTCTAGCACACCGCCAACCCCGAAGATGGCCGTGCAAAGTCTCGAGAGAATCACGTCACCGCCATTGGTGAGGTTGGCATCCCCGAAGGCCGCAACCGCGGCCGCAACCGCCGCGTCCCCCGCATATGACAGCGCGTCAACGGTGAGGTCAAACTCAAGCCACACGTCAAGCACCTCAACACGGGTGAAACCAAGGGTGTGCTCAACCCCTTCGGTGTCGGTGGCCACGCCGTTGGTTTGACCATAGGACAAGATGCCCGCGGGCTTTGACTCCCAAATGGCTTGAGCAATCTCATCATCATCGGCGGCGGGCACGGCGCCATCAAAGACAACGACCTCAAACGACTTGCCCGGCAACCCGTCCGAGTCGGTGAGAAGAGAGGTGTTCTCAAAGACGGTGATCGCGAGCACGCCGCCGACTTGCGCAACGTCGGCCCGGATTGCGTCAACGGTTGAGGCGCCCGATTGAGCAAGCTCGGTCTCCCGCCGAAGCCTCAACGCCACGTCGGTCTCAACGTTCTCGCCTTCGGTCGCGTCGGCCGGGTTGGTGACTGAGTTCCAACCCGTGACCGGCGTCACCACCGTGAGTGTGCCGGCAAGCGCTTGAACGGGGCCGGCGGTCTCGGCTTCAAAGACCTCACCCGCGTTGAGCCCGCCGGAGCTCACGATTTCATTGACGTTGGCAAAGCGTGCTTCGGGGTTACCAAGCACGCTTGCGATGAGCGAGCCCGCGGCATAAGTGCCCGCGTCAAGGTCCACATCGGCGAAGACCAAAGACTTGGTTTCACCACGCCGCCGCGTGCCCGTGATGAGAGCAAGCGCGGTGAGCGCGTCACCGCTCGCGGCTTCGGGGTCAAAGCTATCGTAGGCCGCTTGAGCAAGCTCCCACACTTCGCGAAGCTTGCTTGCGAAGATGCCGTTGAGTTGCCCGATGGGTGTGACATCGGACGTATTGAGGGAGGCGCTTATATTCGCGCGCTCTTCGTTCTCAATCTCAAGTTTCGTTTCTTCAAGAGTCTTTGAAGAGAAGCCGGTGGGGACGATTCCATAAGGTGCGGGCATGGCTTAGACTTCCACGATGAACGGCGCGAACTCGGCCGAATCCAAGATTGAGCCATCTTCAAGAATGGCAACGAAGGTGAGGGTGAGGGTGCGCGTGCCCGTGTTGAGCGAGAGCGTCATTGAATCAACCCGGTTGATGTCGGTGGTGGTTTCAATCACCTTGCGAAAGAGCGCGCGCAAGAAGTTGAGCCGCGGGCTCTTGATGTAAACTTCTTCAAAGAAGGGGATGCCCAAGCGCCCATCAAGAAACCATTCTCCCTTGAAGAACTTGAAGCGGTTGCGAAGGTGTTGAGCCGTGCCGGCGGCGCCCGAAAGTAAAGTGAACTGCCCATTGGTGAGCCTCAAGTCCCCCTCGATGGGGTTCTCGGCGTCCACCCGCTCAACAAGTGCAAGCTCAACACTCATCTCAAGTCCCCTTCACGTTATCGGCGCCGGTCACGCCGGGCGTTGGCCCGGTGTAGTTTGTCCCGGGTGCCCAAGTGAGAGGGCCGCCCGCGGTGCCCGGTGGGGTTTGAGCGGCAATCAACGCGTTGGCCAAGTCTTGAAGTTGAGTCTCAACCCGGTCGGCTCGGGCCATGTATTCGGTGGCGCCTTTGGTGAGCCGGATTTCATCGGGCGTGATTTCGATGGTGGCGGCGTCGGTGCCTTCGTGCCCGAGTTCCAAGTTGGCCGCGGGAATGGCCGGCACGGTGCTCTTCGTGAATGCGCCGAGCAACGCAACCGCGCCGCTCAACCCGTGGCGGCGTAGGTCGCCCGAATCGGCCGGCTCTTCTTGCTCCCGCCATACCCCAAGGTCTTGCTCGTTGAAGAGAAGGGTGACGGCATCTCCCACGTTGATGGGCATCTTGAGAGAGAAGCCACCGGCGCGCGGCCATTGCACGGGCACATCGGGAATGATGGGGAGGTCTTCAAGCACCCGCTCACCATCCGCGGTGAAGCTCGCGGTGCGAAGTTGGGGCTTGATGTCGATGGTGCCCCGGTCGGCATAGACGCGGTGAACCTTGCCGGGCATGGCCGTATGCACTTCTGCAAGCTCGGCTTGCATTGCTTGGCGGATGACATCGGCAAGGGTGGGGGTTGAAGGCATGGTCTAGCTCAAAGGGTCGCACTCAATATCAATGAACCAATCATCGGCGGCGGTGTCCCCTGTATAGCTTGCTTTGTTGACTCTGAAAAACCCCGAGACCCGTTGAGCCTCAAACTTCACCTTTCGCCCCGGGAATAGGTCGGGAATCATGAGGCACCGCGCGCGGGCGGTGCCGTCGCTTGATTGAGACGGTGACTCAATGAGCCCGGTGGTGGACTTGAGAAGAACAGCTTGGCCGGCAAGGGCGGTGCGCCTCGGCAAGACTTGAAGCACCCCGTTTTGAATGGTGACCTCAAGCGCCGCGCTTCTAAAGATTTGCGAAAGCTCGCGCCAAGCGTTGCCCGAAATGACGGTGCCGTTGGGGAATATCCCGCCCGTTGCACCAAACTCAAGGTCTTGAAGGTCCCGCAAGTTGCCGAGCCCGACGCCCAACGCATCGGCAAGCGCCTCAACCACGGTCCGAATCCGAGTACCCGGGCCGAAGGTTTTGTTTGCTCTTGCGCGGCGCTGGCGCTTCTCACCGTCACCGCTTGAGATGGTAGTGATGAGGTCGGCCCCGTCTCTTTCGGTGTGAGCCTCCCGCAAATCTCCCGAGTAGATGAGAGAGCGGCCGGCAAAACCTTCATCGGCGGGCACGCCTTCGGCGGTGATGTATCCCGCTTCAACCCTCACCCTCACTTCTTCTTTCTCTTCAAGAGCCGCGCGGTTGTCCGGCGAAAGGTTCTTGATTGCGATTTCGGCGGTGTTGGGCTCGCGGCCTAGGTTCCGAACGATTTTGAAGGTGAGGTCAAGCTTGGTGATTGAGATGTCATCGACGGTGACCCGATAGTCTCTTTGAAAGAGAGCGGTCATTGCTACACCTCACGCCCAAGCTCGGCGGCGTCGGCATAGGTCAACACGAAGCGTGCGCCAAGCTCTTCAAGACCCGCGTCACGGGCAAACGTGGCGAGCGTTGCGGGGTCACTGCCGCCGCCTTGAAGGTCGGCCACAAGAAGCTCACCGACGGGGCGGCGTGGGTCGGTCACCGACCGAATGAAGGGTGAGTTGGTGACAAGCCGAACGCCCGAAACGATGGGGCTTTCATCTTGGTCGGCGATGTCCACAAACCAGCGGCCGAGCCTTTGGTTGAACTGAAAGAAGAGCACGAAATCTCGCCCATCAAAAGACGTGCGTTGAACGTAGCTTGAGAGTTCGGTGCTTGTTGGCACCCGAAGGATGGTCATAGCCCCGCCAATCTGTACCAAAGAGAGCCTCGGCTTGCCTCTTCGTTTGACGCCTCTTCGGTGCTTTGCCCCCCACGCCGGCGCCGGGCTTCGCCGCGCGTTTCTTCGGGCTCGGGAGCGGCCACCGTTTCAGTGTTCACAATGCGCACTTGCTTCACATCAACTTCAAACTCACCGGCGTTCTTCACGTCTCGGGGTTTGGTGATGCTCTCGATGACAACGTTTTCGTAGGTGCGAAGACTGGTCACCAACGTGATGATTGAGCCCGTTGCTTGAAGCGCGCGCAAAACGTTATAGACCGCCGTCACGCGGTCAAACTCTTTATCAAACTGTAAGACCAGCGCGTCACCGCCGGGGCCGCCGGCGCTTTGAATGCCGGTGAGTTCTTGCCCCTGAAACTTCGGCGGGTTGCCCGGTGTTCTCACCGCAATGCCCGAACCCCCACCAACCACCCGCGCAACCTCGGGAGGTGAGCCGGAGCTCACAAGCACGGGGTTGCCTTCAAGGCGCCGCGGTGGCGCGTCGGTGATGAGCGTGACCGCGGACACCTCCCCAATGGCGCCATCGGCAAGACTGCCCGGCGTGGTGATGGGTGTGTTGCTCACCACAAAAGAGAGCCTCACCTTGTCATTCTCTTTGCGCACGTTGTCTGAAACGTTGCCGCCGTTGTCTTCAACCGCGTGCTCGGTCACGAGCGCCGTTGAAACGTGAGTTTCCGAAACGCTCACGTCCAAAGTCACGAGACCGACGCGCCCGTTTCGCTCAAATAGAATCTCGGCCATTACTCACCCCCGGATTGAGGCACGAGCGCCGCAAGAGTTTGGTTGGCTTGCTCCCCCTGAAGTTGGGCAAGAAGCCGGCGCACGCGCGTTTCAACCTCTCGAGCGTCGGCCCCGTTGGCAACGATGGTCAACTCCGTTTGATTCTCTTGGTTGACGGTCGTTGACCCGCCACCGCCGCCGGGCTCGCGCAACCTTGCGGGAGTTCGGCCGGGAGTTGTCACGGCCGCCGCCGTGGTGCCCCCTGCCGCCGCCGGCGTTTGAGGGGGCCCGAAGAGCGCCTCTTCGGCGGTGCGCGTTTGAATGCCTTGCTCACGTTGAGCTTGCCGTTGAGCGCGCGAGAGCGGCACCTCATCGCCGGCTTCATTGATGCGGGTGGTGAGCCCCTCATTGAATCTGATTTGATTGGTGCGCTCCCAAGCCTGCCGCGGGGTCATCCCGGCATCAATCTCGGCGCGGCTTCGGGAGTTCATCCCTCGAAGAGCCGAAGAGCGGGCTTGAGCCGCGCTTGCTTCTTCCAAAGTTTGAACGCGCGGGGCTCGGCTCGCGCGCAACTCTTCAAGCCCTTCAAAGCCTCCCGAGAGAAGCGCAATGGTGTCTTCAACGGTGAGCTTGAAACCTTCCCAAGCAAGCGTGAGGTCTCGGATGCCTTGCGCCGCCGTGCCGACCCCGAAGAGAGAATCAATGAACTCACCGATGACCGAGGGGCCGCCTTCAAAGAGGGTGATGAGGTCATCAACAATAAGCACCACGGCGCCAATGGCCACCGCCACCAATACGAAGAGAGCGAGCGGCGCGGCAAACGCGATGAGCATCTTGATTGCGAGAAGACCGGCCGCAACGCCGAGAGCCACAAACGCAATCTCAATGACGTGCGTCCCCTCGGTCATTCGGTCAAAGCCGGCCGCCATCTTCGTGAAGAACTGCACAACCTTGTTGATGGTCGGCAAGAAGAGAAGAGCGATGGTTGAGCGCACCGAATCAAGCGCGGTGTCAAAGCGGGCCATCTCATCGGTTAGCTCAACCGATGCATCAATCGTCTCTTGGGAGAGCCCGCCGCCGAGCGCCTCAAACTCTTCTCGAGCGCGGGCAATGCCTTCGGCACCTTGGGTGAACATCGGCAAGAGCTTCTTGCCGCTTCGGCCCAAGATGGTGAGCGAGAGCGCAACGCGCTCACTCTCATTCTCGGTCTCGGATAGCCCTTGAGCCACATCGGTGAGAAGGGTGTTGCCGTCTTTGAGTTCCCCGTTGGCGTCGGTGACCGAGACGCCGAGCCGCGCGAAGGTGTCAACCATGGCGGCCGAGCCGCGTGACGCCTCAAACGCGTTGCGCTGCAAGAGCCCGAGAGATTGAGAGAATGAGTTGCCGTCAACGCCGGCAAGCTCGGCGGCAAAGCGCCAGCTTTGAAGCTCCCCCGTGCTCAAGCCGAGTTGGGTTGAGGTCTTGTCAAGCTCATCGCCGGTCTCTCGGATTCCGTCAATGAAGCGAGTGAAGCCCCGCACAACGGCCCCGCCGACAAGGGCGGCGCCGAGCTTCTTGAGTTGGGTGAACATCCCCTCAACGGCGCCGGCGCCCTTGTCTAGTTGAGTCGAGTCAAACTCGATGCCGAAGCGCGCAAGTAGCTCCCGAAGCGGCATGCCTTAACCCCCTCTCTTTTTGGATTTCGGCATGCTTTCCTTTTGCTTCTTCATTGCCTCTTCTAGTGCATCAAGAACGGAGTGCGCGTCAACCAAGTCATCGAGAGACCAATGTTGCTCAACCTCTTTGAGAGTCGCGTTGAAGCGCTCCGATGAGACTATTCGCCAGATTGCCCAATCGAGGGTTTCGGGGAGGGTGACCCCGACGCTGCCTGGCGCTTCACGCTTAGCTTTTGCGCGAAGCTTGTGACCGCGCCGGACCCGGCGAAAAAAGAGGCATAGTTCACCTTGAAGGCAAAGGCCAAAACCTTGAACTGTTCATCAAGCTTGCCCGCAAAGTGCAAATCGCACGTTGCTTTCGTGAGCCGAATCCACCCGCCTTCGGGCGTTTCGTATTCCACGCTCCCGCTCCCGAAGATTGCGTCAACGGTATATTCAAGGTCGGCTTCTTCAAGGTGGTAGGCAAAGGACGCGAGCCCGTCACCCAACGTTGAAATCTCAACATCACCAAGCGTGAGCTCCGATGAATCACCCCCGTTTTTGGTGGCCGCAAGCGCCGACTCCGAAAGCCCTGAAAGGATTTTCGAGAAGGCCGGCCCCGCTACTTTGAAGAGCCTCACGAGAAGCTTGCGGGCTTTGCCCGCGGGGAGTTGGGTCACCCGGTAAGTGGTGTCCCCGATTGTCTTGTCTTCGCTCTCAAATCCCATGGTGTCCCCTTCTTCAAATGTTCAACTCGGGGAGGTGGCCGCGGGCGCCACCTCCCCACCCATCACGTGCCGCCGGTGAAGTCTTCAAGCTTCGCGATTCGGATTTTCCACTCCCGAGACGTTGCCTCTCGGTCGAACATTGCATCGGGCGTCTTGGCAATCCAGCACGCTTCGGCGGTGTAAATGCTCGTGCCTTGCCGGTCGCGCACGAGAAACGACCCGACGCCGGCGCCGTTGGGGGTGTTCCGGTCGGTGGCCGCAAGCGCGCTCAAGAGCGCGTTGACATCGGCCGTTTGCATCAACGAGAGCGTGCACGTTGCGCGCCGGTCGTTGCTCTTGCTTCGCGTGACTTCACCATCGGTGCCGGCCACGTCCGAGAAGGCATCGGTTTCAAACTCGATGCGGCAAAACTCACCATCGGCGTATCCACCGGTGATTGGAATGCCGGCCACCGTGATTGACACTTGGTCGGCATCGTAAACTTTGAATCCCATAGTTGAACCTCTTTCGATGTTGAGCGATTAGACGGTGAGCGTGCCGTTGATTTGCACCTTGTGAATCGAGCCGGCGATTCTCGCGGTGAACTTGATGTCGGGCAGGATGCGCCCGGCACGGTCGGCCGTTGCTACGTTGGCCACTAGCGGCGCGGTGCACGTCGGGGCCGGGTCGTCGGCAATGGCTTGGGGGATGCCTGAAGTGAGTTGAGCGAGAATCTCGGACCGAAAAAGGTCAACGCTCGCGTCAGTGTAGGGAATCTTGGGGAGGTTCACCATGAGCAAGAAGACCCGCTCACCGATGCGCGCATCAAGAAAATCAACGTAGCGGGTCACGTCGATGAACTCACCCGCCGCGGTGACACCCTGCCGCGTGATGTTGCGGCCGGCAACGCGGGTGTAGGTGTTGCCGTTCTTGCCTTCAATGAAGGCGCGCTCGGCGCTCGTGAGCGAATCCACCGTCAAGCCCGCAAGGGTCTTGAAGGCCCAAGTGGTTGTGCCCGGGTCGGTGGGCAGCTGCTTACCGAGCCACGCCGCGCCGGCGTTTGAGAGCACCGACCCCGACCAAATCACAAACGTGCGGGCGTAGGCCGCAAGCTGCAAGATGCTCATCACGTCGGTTGTGAGCGCGCTCTTCGCATCGGCGTCTGAAGTGTTGGCGCCGAAGAGCACCGTTTCAGTCTCGGCCCATGCTGCCGCGGCAACCACTTCGGCCGAAGAGTTGGAATCGAGCGCGAGCCCATACCAATCACCATCGGCCGCGCGGATGGCGGCAAGGTCGGTTGCAATGCCCGGGTCGGTGGTGTTGTCTTTGACCTCAAGCTCTCGGCTCACAACCACGTCAAAGAGTTCGCCGGGGTTGTCCGCGTCAAGGTCAAAGTCGGTGGTGTTGTCGGTGGCCGTCATTGCCAAGGCCGGCGAGATGGCCGCAATGGCGATGAGCAAGCCGTCGATGATGTCGGCCACGGCATCAAGCGCGGCCACGGTGTAGGACGCCGAAGCCGTCGTGCCGTCGGGGCGCACGAAAGCCATGGTGTAGACAAGGCCTTCGGTCACGTCGGTGGGTGTGAAGGTGAGAGATTGAGTCATGGGCAACGCGCGCCGCCCAATCTTCACCGAACTCGGCCGGGGCTCTTGAGCGAAGGCGGCGGCCGCGGCGCGGTAGGTCACTTCACCCACCGCAAAGCCCGCGTCAACCATCTCGGTCAAGTCTGCGAAGGCTTGCGAGCGTCCAGCAAAAACGGTGTGATAGGTCGCGATGAGCGGGACCCCAAAACCGGCGCGGCTCACGGTTGAAGTTTGCGCGGTGATGTTGACGGTGACGATATCTTCAATGCTCATGGGGTGCCTCTTTTATGGAAGGGTGAGGGTCTTGTTGATTTGGATGCTAACCGGTGTCCCCGAGATATCGTCAAGAGTGTCACTTGCGATTTCAAGAGAGCCGATGGTCTCAATGGGCTCATCAAGGTCACAAGACGCCACCGCGAAGGATAGGTCAAGAACGGCCCTAGCTCTCATTCGGTCATCAATCAAATAGGGCGCGCTCACCGTGGGCAAGCTCTCGATGAGCGCAACGCCGGCGTCCCGCATGATGTCAACAACCGAGGGGAACTTGAGGCGCGTGCGGATTCTTTCGGCGTAGAACATTGCCGAGCCGTTCGGCTCTTGAGACATGCTCTCAACCTTCACCGAAATGCGCATGCGCCGATTCCCCACCACGGCGGGCACCAACTTCAACGGGTCGGTGGGGTCGTTTTGGTATCTGATTTCATCAACGCCGATTTGCTGAAAGCGTGGCGTTGAAAAGATGACCATGGCTCCCTTGCTCGGGTCCATGAAAGGCCGGTCTTCATCTTCAACGATGGTTTGAAGACCTCCCGAGGCTTTCTCAAAAGTCTTCTTGAGCGCGTTGCGAAGCGCTTCAAAATCAACCGGCGTGCTCACTCTTCAACCTCATAAGCAATCGATTGAATCATTTGCGCGGTATCAATGAGAGGCACATCACCGGTGCGGTCGTTGAGCGTCTTGCGCGCAAGAGTCGCGGGCGTGAGCTCCGGCGCGATACCTGCCCGAATCGTCTTTTGCATCTCGCTTTGAACGTACTCGCCAAGAGTGCCAAGCCCTTGCTTGGGGCTCATCTTGCCTTCAAGAACTTTGGCCGCGATGTTCTTTTGAAGCCGTTTGATGGTTGTCTCTTGCTGGTCAACCGTTGAGCGAATGAAAGAGCGCTCGGGTACGTTGCCGCCGCCGAACTCGTGCACCGAAGCAATCATCAAGAGCGAAGATTCGCCGTGTTGCTCATCGGCCAAGATGCCGACTTTGACAACGGGGGCACTTCGCTTGAGGTTCTCAATGCGTTTGAGAAGAGCCTTCGCGCCGTTGTCTTTGTCCGAAACGTTGTTTGATGCCGCCATCACACAAGCCTTATGCCGGCCGCGGCAAGCTTGCGAAGGTCAATGAGGCGGGTTGAGTACGTGGTTGAGCCGTCCTTTGAGACAAGCCGGGCTTGTTGACCAAAAGGGGAGACGGCAAGAAGATGGGCGGCGGTGAGTTTGATGCCGGTGTCGGCACGTACCCCCCACAAAGCAACGTCCACTTCAAGAGCCGCCTCGGCAAGTTTCTCACCAATGAGCGAAGCGCCCGCGGGTGTGAACTCGGGGTGCGACTCAAGAAAGCTTTCAACGCTCACCGCCATCTTCTAGCCCTTACAGCCCCCCGGCCTTATCGTCCGCGGCCTTCGCTTCAAGAACTTCAAGCCGCGCTGCAATGGCCTTGTGGACGCCCTTGCGGTCATCGGCGTGAAGCCAAACCCCCAACTGTTCAACATCCCCGCACGCCTCAACAAGTGAGACGGCGGCGTCAAGCTTGGCGCCCTTGAGCGTGAGCTTGGCGTCAACGGGGATGAGGGGCTCACCCTCTTCAACCAAGTCAAGAATGCCGGTCTCTTTGTCAAAGAGCGCGGCGACCCCTTCGTGCTTGTCCCCATCCTTCCCAACAAGCGCCTCAAAATATTCGGCGCTCACGAGGTTGACGCCGGGCGCCAACTTCTTCATCGGCCAAGCGCCACACTCTTTGCTGGCCTTCACGGCCGGGAGTGTGACTAGGCTTGCTCGCTTGTTTAGAATCTTCACGGTCATTGGTCGAAACCCCTTCTTCTCTCTGTTCTTGTTGCGTCGGTTTTGGCGGGACCGTCACCCCGCCGGTGGTGCCGGCGGTTAGATTCCGTCGGTGTAGGCCATCGCAAGCGGGTAGTGCATTTCAACACCACCCACGCGCGCGTGACACGGCACCACGAAGGTGAGGTTGCGCGCTTGCGGGGGGAACTGTTCAAACTCTTGCGGAATGTTGAACTGCACAACGATTGGGTCTCGGAAGTAGGTCACCGCTCGGGTGACGCTGCCCGCGCCCGCCGTGGACAACTTGGTCCACTGGTCAATGCTCGAGATGTATGGGTTGTTTGCGAGAAATGACCGAAGGATTGTGGTTTGGTTGTCAGTCGCGATTGGCGTCTGAGCAATGTGGTTGAACGCAACCGGGTCCAAAAGGATGGTGTCGGCCGAGAAGACTTCAAGCGTTGCCAAGTTGACCGCTTGGGCCATGGCGTTGAGGTTCTCGATGATTTCGGCGGGGGTCAGGGTTGTCCACGCGCCCGCGTTCGGCACCACCGTGATGGGAACGTTGGGGTTGTTGAGAAGCCCCGTGAGCCCCGTGATGGTGGGCTCACCGAAAGCGCCCATGTCATCAATCTTGCGCTCAATGCCCATGCGGCAGGCTCGAGCCTTGCGCATGTCCAGTTGAGAGCCGGCCATTGCCGCCGAGCGAAGGTCTTGAATCGACCACTGATAGCCCAAGCCAATGGACTTCACCGGCACCAAGAACTCGGTTGCGGCAACGTCAACAAGCGGGATGTCATCCGCATAGTTGGAGATGAGTTGTGCCATGGCAAACTCAGTCCACTGGCGATAGACCGTTGAGACGGCGCCCGGGTCGGCCGAGTTGTCAACCGGGATGAAGTTGCGGGCCTTCATGGGGCCGAACTTCACATCATAGGTTTGAGATTTGACGTGCTCAAGCTGGCGCTCAAGGTGGGCCGTCTCGTTTGCGTCGAGATGCACGTTTGCCTGAAAGAGAACCATCCCGAGAAGTTGACGCATGTTCATTTGGTGAAGCCTTTGAAGAAGTTTTGATTGGGGGGTGAGGGTGTTGAGGCTTACGCCTTGGTCACGCGAAGGATGGTGAGTTGGTTGATGGCCGTGGTGGTGCGCATGAAGCGAGCACCCGGCAAGGCAACCGCGCTTGCGGTGTCCGCGTCGGTGCGAAACGCTCCAAGCACGTTGTTGGGCGCCGCGGCGGCCGTGTGTCGCACGAAGGCGGGCGTGCCGATGGCCGGCACGATGTCTTCGGATACAACCCAAATATCCCCCTCGGCAAGCGCCTCAAAGCTCGCGTCAACCGCGTGCCCAACGTTGCCGCTTCGCAAGCCTTCGCTCGCGGTGTCGGCTCGAGCAACGCCGAGCCCGAGACCGTCGGTGATGTCCGCGGCGGCCGTCGGCAAGCGCGCGGTGTAGGGCGCTTCAAGCGACTCTTCGGCAACCACGTAGTGCCCGAAAGGCACAACCTCGGTTGCAATGCAAGACCGGCGGTCTTTGGCAATCTGAGTTGTTGCTTCCATTCCTTCAATGGCCGCGTCGGGATTCTGCGAATGAGTGAGTTGAGACATGGGTTTCTTTCTTTTCGTTTTGTCTTCGCCGATTGGCTCAAGAGGTTGGCAAGTTTTCAAATACTCTGAAAGTGCGGATTTGGCTAGCCCACGCGCCGGGCGGCAGGCTCACCAAGCCTTGGACGCGCCAAAGGCCCGGGACATCTAGAAAGCCCGAGGGGGTTAGATACTCAATCAAACCGTCGGTGCCGTCCCCCGTTTGACCGTCCAACGCGGGGGAGATGGTTGCGAAGGTGGCGGTGACAACCGCCGGCGGGTTGCTCGTGCCGGCGGGATAGTCGGGGCGACTGAAGACCATTTGAAGCCCCCCACCAATAGCGCTCACATCAAGCACCGGCGGGCGCCGCATCACGCGCGGGTCAAAGACGTTGGGAGACAAGTCAAAGAGCTTGAGAATGAAAGCCGTGTTGGTGTCCCCCACGCGAATCTCGCGCCGCAACACATCGGGCTTGCCTTGCTCAAGTGGGTCTTCAAACTGTAGGTCAAAGGTCAAGAGTCCACCTCTTCAAAATCCGAACGCGTGGCGCCCGACTCAAAACCCCCCACCAACGCAAGCGTAGCTTGACCGGCTTGAGATTGCACCACCCCCGCGCCGTTTGTGTTTGAGGCTGAAATGGCAGTCTCTTGGTGTGAGCTCCGATGAACCCCCACCGAAAAAGCCGCGACCAAGGGCGGCGTCGGCAAGACCGTGAGAGCGCTCAACGGGTTGAGCCCGTGAGAGACTTGGGCCCCCGAGTTGAGCCCGTGGCTCACCCCCATCACGCGGGCGCGCCTCTCTTCGTTTGCATCCCGAGTTGAGCTTGCACCACTTCACCGCCTTCGGTCCGAAGGTTCCAACGGTGCGCTTCGGTGGTGCCGTCTCTTTCATACAAGACCAGTTGCCGAGGCGTGGTTGTGAAGTCCACCTCAAGCCGGTTCTTCAAATGGTCCAACACTTCGGCAAGCTCGGCCGCTCGCGTGGCGGTGAAGCCTTGCACCACTTCGGCCGAGCCATCCCATTCAATGAGCCCCACTCCGAGCAAGTCACCGGCGGCCGTGTCTTCAACCCGCACGGTGTATGTGCCCGCGGCGATGATTGGGAAGTCGCCTAAGAAGAGCGCGGTGATGCTCCCGCTTTCGGTGAGCGTGATGAGCGCTCCCACTTGCACGCCATCGGCATCAAGCACGCGCGCTTGAATGTCGGTTGAGCCGGTGCGTGTTGCTTGAAGGTGCGCTTTGATTTCGTTGGCCATGGGTGCCTCAATAGTCTCGGGGGAGCGCGACCGTGGAAGGTGCGCCGACTCTCGTGAAGTCCACCGCGCCAGCTAGGTCTGAAAGAGTGGTCGGCGCGGTTGCCTCATCTTCAAACGAATAGAGGTTATCCCACGCCGCGCCGCCATCAACGAAGGCGTCGGCATACTTGCTTGCGATGTAGTGCTCAATGACTTGGGCTTCGGTGAGCGCGCTCTCAACGTAGCCACAGCCGTAGATGCTAGAAGACACCGCGGCCAAAGGTGCACCGGCGTTATCGCACCTCCCGATGAAGGGGACGTTGCTCGGGTCCGAGACCCCATACCCCGCGGCAGGTGTGAGCGTGCGGGCAATCTCCCCATTGACGTAAAGCGTGGCCACGCCGGTGCCCCCGTTGAAGACCATGGTGAGCATCCACGGCCGGCCGAAAAGCTTGTAGCGCATATCAGTGAAAAAATCGGCATCGGTGAAGTTGCTCACTTCAGAACCATCGGCCTGGGAGATGGCAAAGCGGAATCGGTCACCGGCCTTGCCGAGAGACCAACCACCGTTGCCCGCGAACTTCGCAAGGTTTGAGAACCACACCTCTTCGGCAACCCCAATGTCATGAGTCTCGGCCATGGCCGCGACCGAGAAGCCCGCCGCGTTGCCTGCTAGGGCCGCCGCCGGGCCGATGTAGTGGTTGGCGGCAGTCGGCCGGGCCAAGGCATAGCTCGGCGTCGATGCGGCGCCCGTTGCGGCTTGTGGTGGCTCAAAGATGTTCACGCGGGTGGGTCCTTTTCATCTCAAAGAAAACCGCCGCGCCGGTAAGGGCGCGGCGGGTGTCTCTTTCGGCCGGCCTAGTTCTTTGAAGAGGCGGCAAGCGGCGCTTTCCACGCCTCTTGATTTCGCTTCTTCATGCGCTCTCGAGCGGCGGCGGAATCGTACCGGTCAACTTCTTCTTCGGTCTTGCCGCCGTCGTTGCCCACAAGGGCGTTTGCAACCTCGGTCTTCTTGCCGTCGTTGCGCGCGGTGGTGACCTTCGCCGTATCAATGAGGTCAAAGCGAGCGTTGATGTAGTCATTGCTCTTGCCTTCGGCGTCAAAGGCCGCGTCAGTGTGAACGATGGCGAGCACCTTCACTTCTCGGGCGCTCTTGCCATCAAGCTTGACCTCACCGCCGAGCACGGCCGAAGCCTTGCTCTCAAGTGCGGCACGCTCGGCCACAAGAGCCGCGATGAACTCGGGCGCGGTTGCGGCGTCAAGCTTGGCTTGAAGCTCGCTTGCGCTCTTCGTGGCCACGTCGGCCGCGGCCGTGGCCGAGTCGGCCTTTGCCTGAAGAGCGGTGATGTTGGCATCACGGGTTGAGATTGCTTTCTCAACGTGGGGGCCAACGACGGCGGGCACCTCATAAGAGATGCCATCGATTCGGACGGTAACATTTTCCATTTTTCGTACACTCCTAAGAGGTGTCTTTTTGCCGTCGCCCCTATTGGCGAGCGGCACAAAACCAAAGAGCCTTTCAACGGGCTCTTTGATGAACTTCGCAACGGGCTCAAGCGTTGCTTCGGTGATGGGCGTGGTGGTGTACCCGCCCAAGAGAGCGTCAAGCTCAAACGCGTCAAGGTGAAGATGGTGCGCGAGAGCTTCACGAGAGTCTTGACGCCGAGCCAAGAGCACGTCAACGAACTCGCCCAAGCTCGGGCGCGCGTGCGGCACTTCGGCGGCGAAGCCTTCAAGCTCTTCTTGGCCGTCGATGTGCAACGCGACCTCGGGACCCGAGCGCGCCCACCCTGCCGGCCCAATGGCTAGGTGGTTGTATACGATGCCGCGTTGAATGCCGTCATAGCGTTCACCGTTGTGAACGCCTTGCTTCAACTCAACCCGGCAGGTGTACCCCGGCGAAAGCTCGCGGCGCTCTCGGCGTTCAACGGCGGCGATGAGCGCGGCGTCTTGGACGGTCAACGTGGCCGTCACAAAGATGCCGTCTTGCTTCGCCTTGGACCCGACGAAACCCTTTTGAAGGCTCGTGACGTTGGACGGCGAAACCAAAGAGCGCGGGTGAAGGTCGGTGACGGGCGCGCCGCGCATCGACTCAAGAGACGCCGGGTCAAAGACTTCTTCGGCAAGCCGAAGCTCTCGAAACTCGGAACCATCCGCGCGGCGGTAGATGAGAACGCCCGTGCGCGTGGTGTTGCCTGAAATCTTCAAGAACCCTTGGGGGGTCCGAGTTGGCTTGGCTCGAAAGCCGCCGAAATCGAAACGTTGCTCAAGCTTCATTGAAGACCCTCAAGCCCCATCTTTAGCCCGGCCGGGCCCCCGAGGTCAAACGCTGGCGCTTTACGGCGCCAAAAGGTCATCAAGAACGGGCTCGGCGCCGCACCGGCAGTTGATAGGCTCCCCCGGGTGCCCGTCTTCGGGCGGGTTATCCCACTCAAAGATTTGACCCTCTCGGGCGGCGTGCTCATCTCGGGTCTTGCCGTCAAGGGTGGCGCGCCAGCGGTAACGGGTGATGCCCAAAGCTTGGTGCCGAAGTTGTGTGAGTTCTCCGTTGAGCTTTGACACTTGGTCGCGGGCAATGAGTTGAGCGCGGCGCCGACTCACCCCGAAGCGCTCTTGAATCTCAACGGCCATCTCGGATGAGCGGCGGCCGCGGCGCACGCCTCGGGAGGTGATGCCGGCGATATCCTCAACCAACGCCTCGGGCAAGTTGGTGATGAGCCGGACGTTTTCACGCACGGCCGCATCAAGCAACGCACCAATGCCCGGGTCGGTGCCCAAGCTTATGCCCACCACGCTCAAGAGGTTCTCTTCAATGTCGGCGCGGTTTAAATCGTTCACATCGTTCGCAACCGCGACCGCCGCCGCTCGAGCGGTTGCCGGGGTGAAGCGTTTCGCGATGATGAGACGCACGTCACCAATCAACCTCTCAAGGTCATCGGCGGCCGCGTCGTGCCTCTCGGTCGGTCGCTCGAGCGCGTTGGTTGTTGCAACACGCTCAAGCCCCGGCAAGAAAACTTCTTTGATTATGTCTTCAACGCCCTTGATGATGCTCGTGAGCTCCGCCGTATATTTGACTTGTGCACGCCGCGGGCGGCGCGGCTTCTTCGGTTGCTTGCGCTTGCGCCGCTTCACGCCGCTTGCCGCAATGATGGCTTTGCGGAAGCGAAGCTCGGCCGCGGTTGTGTGCTTCATGTCTGTTCTTCTTCAGGGTCGGCCGGGTCTTCGTTGGTTGGCTCGGCGCCCGGTGGCGCGGGAGGTGGCGCCGGCGCGCCCGGTACCGGCGGCATGGGCGGGCCGCCCGGCATGCCCGGGGGGATGGGTGGGTTTTCAACCTTCTCAAGCTCTCGCTCGCTCTCAAGCTCAAGAATCTTCTTTCTCAACTCAAGGTCGACCGAGGTTTCCATCGAGAAGCCGTTTGCTCTGAAGCGAGAGAGCGTCACCTCTTCGGGCAAGACAACACCGTCAGTTATATAAATGTGGTCGGTCTCGGCAACCTTCTTGCGAAGGTCGGCGGTTTCCCCCTCGGTCATTTGCCGAAGCGGGTTGAACTCGATGGCCCAAGAGTTGGGCTCGAGCCCGCCGGTGGGGCCGTCCTTTGAGCGCATCACCACTTGCACCAAGCGCGTGAGCGCGGGCAAGAGCACGCGGGTTTGTTGGGAGGCAATGGTGTTCTCCCACGCCTTGAAGTCACTCTCCCCCGTGGCGTTCATTCCCGCGGGGCTTTGGCCCATGAGAATGGTGACCGGCATGTCGGCCGCGGCCGCAAGCCGAATCATGAAGGATTGAAGCACGCTATTGGTGCCGGTGAAGTTTGTCTCTTGGCGCTCAAAGCTCTCTTTGTCCGCGTCAAGAACCATCATGCGCGCAACGCTTCGGCCCATGTCAACGGTGGTGAGCCGCTCTTGCACGAGAGCCTTGCCCCCCGCCGCGAGCATGTTCATGAGCCCATCCATTTTGAGCACGCCTTGTGCCGAGTCGGTGAGAAGGTGCGCGGTAGAATCCCAACCCACATTGAAGTTGCGAAGCACCGTGTTGACGCGCTGCAAGACACTATTTGACCAACCGTCGTTTTCGGCCTTGCGGCGCTTGGTGGTGCGCACGCCTTCAAACGTGATGAGGCGGGACCAATGGACACGAAGAAGAGGTTGAGCCGCTTGCACCGAAGCAGAGCCCGAGCGCGTCACTTGGTAGATGGTGGGCAGCCCAAAGCGGGGGCTCGACAAATCAACCTCAAACTCAATGGGGTAGATGTCTCGTTTGTCGATGACCAAGAGCCCCGTGATGGCTTTGAGGTTCTCGAGGTCAAGCTCATCATCGGGCGCGCCCGGGTCATCGGTGAGCATGTAGCACGCACCGCCGCCGAAGAGTCGGCCCCACACCCAAGCCTCATTGAGCTTCTCTTCGGCGCCGATGTCTTCAAGAAGCATCTTCAACGCGTCGGCCGTATCGTTCACTTCTTCAACGGCCGATGCGTCGGTTTCATCATCGGGCTTGATGTTGATTTTGAAACCCTCCCGCATTGCTTCATCGGGCAACTTCTCAACGATGCGCGCGGCCATATCGTCGCCATCAAACAACCCCTCAAGGGTGTCATCATCGAGGTTGGCCCCCTTCAAGAAGAAGGTGTTGGCCAACTTGTCTCGGGTGAGGGTGCCGAGCCCCGTCATGAAGTTTTGCCAACCGTCCATTTTGACATCAGCCAAAGTCACCACGCCCTTTGAGACATCCCGAAGCTTTTCAATCACACCCATCTTCAACTCGCTTTCATTGTCGCAAGAGCGCGGCGCAACTCTTCAAGACGGTTGCCCTTGGCAAAATCGAGAAGCCCTTGGGTCATTGCGTCCACCTGGTCATCATTGACGCCGGCAGGGAACGAGGTCAACTCTTCTTCAAAACCCTCAACCCATGGGTGGGTTTTCGGGTCGGGATGCCATACGCACCCCGCTTCATAGACCGGCTCGATTGCATTAGCTCGTGAGTCTTTGCCGCCTTGAGGGTTCACCGGCTTGAGCCCCACCACCTTACCCTCAAGCACGTTGCACACCGCGGGGCCGTTGGCCTTGTCTTCAATGAGCTTCACCCACGCGGTTGGGAACTCGGCCGAGACCTTCACGATTGCGGCGCACGTTTCGGTGAAGGTCATTCTCCCGCGAACTTGGTGAAGAAGAAACGCGTTCTTGCCCGCGATACCCCACACCTGCCCAACCACAAAGTCACTTGTTGCTTCACCCTTGAACGCGCAATCCCACGATTGGTGAAGAGCCATCCCTTTGGGCAACTCTTCAAACGGTGAGCCCGGCACGCCCCAATAGCGGAACCATTCTTTTTTGAAGATTGCGCCGCCGTCGGGCGTCGGTCGTTGTTGAAGTTGAGACGCGGCGGCGCGTGATTGCATTGCCTTCTCAAGCAACTTCACTTCGGCTTCGCCGAAGCGGTCGGGCCAAAGCAACTCACCCTCTTTGGTGCGCCGGTCGCCTCCTACAATCGTTTTGCTTGGAGAGCCCGACTCAAAGCGCATGGGCAAACGAAGGTGTTGATACTCTTCGCCTTGGTTCTCTTCGTGCCGAAGCATTGCGCCCGAGAGGTCTAGTTGGTGAAGCCGTTGCATCACGATTACACGCGCGCACTTCTTGGGGTCGGCCATGCGCGTTGACATCGTGCCGCGCCACCAAGAGAGGCATTGCTCAAGCTTCACCTTGGTCGCACCGCTCCCGCCTTCGGTGTCTAGCGGCTTGATGGGGTCATCAACAACTTGGGCGTCAGCATGGCGGCCAGTGACCGAGCCCGAGACCGAGGTTGAGTAACGAAAGCCGCCCTTGTTTGAATCAAACTCTTTGACCGAGTGCGAAGCCGTGACGGGGATGAAGACCTCGGGCCAACGTGCGCGCCACCACGTGCTTTCAATCACGTTGCGCATCTTTCGCGCGTCACGAAGTGAGAGCCCCGATTCATAGCTGGCGAAAATCCACTTGAAGCCCGGCCGAAACGTCCACACCCAAAGCGGCCACATCACCGAAATGAGAAGGCTCTTCATGGCGCCCGGCGGCATGTTGATGATGAGCCGGAGCAACTCCCCGCGCGTCACCGCTTCAAGGTGCTCGGCAATCTCTTCAACGTGCCAGTTGTTTTTGAATGCGGTGTCGGGCTCAAGTTGAGACCATACGATGGGTACAAACTCTTTGAGCCCGCCTTGAGCAACAATCTCTCGGTCAAGCTCGGCTTCTTCAAGCTCAAGGTCGGTGAGTTCAAGTTCAAGCTCAAGGTTGCTCATCCACGCATGATGAAGCCCGCTCACACCAATACGCAAGCGGGCTTCTTCTTTGGGCTCTCTGGCGCGGCGGGCTAGCCCGCATGCTGCCCATGCGTGAGAAGCCTCGGGGTGTTCAAGCACGCCGCCCCACGTGCGCACGTCGGTGAGCGCGCTCTTGAAGCACCCTTCATCATCCCCCTTGAAGCGCTTCTTGAGCGCGCTCGGGCCGCCGCGAATAGGTGCCATCGGCCGCCAATCAAGGCGCTTGAACTTCTTCAACGGCACTCGGAACCCCCAAAGATGTAGATGCCGAACTCTTCATCAAGAAAAGTCCCCCACTCAAGACCCTCGGACCATGCGCGCGCAATCGCTTCTTCAACCTCTTCGGTGGTGAGCATCTCATCGTTGATGAGGTCGGTGAGTGCGTTCTCAACGTGGCTCTTGTCGGCGCCGGTGATGAACGGCGGCAGGTTGAAGCCGTTCATTGACCAACCGCCTTGCGGTTTGAAATCGCCGCGTGAAGGCGCGCGCCGTAAAGTTCAAAGTCAACATCACCGGGGCCCCAATCGGTGCCGGGTGAGAAGTGCCCGAGCGTGAAGCCGAACGGTTCACCGTCGGCCTTGATGAGCACGCTCACTTCGGGCACGGCCGCTTCAAGAGCGTCTGAGAACTCTTGCTCAAGGTGAGCCCAAGCTTTGGGCAGGTGAAGAGCGAGACGAAGGCGCACGATGCTCATTGGCCGACCTCTTCAAGAAGCATCACCATTTCGGTGATGGCGTTGTTGAAGGCTGCGATGGCAACCGCCTTGGTCTCACACTTGCGCGGCAGGTGCCGAAGGTGCTTGGTGAGTTGCTCTTCAAAGGCTTGCCGTGCGTCGGCAACGATTTGCTTGGTGTCCATGGTCTATCTCTCTTTCGTCGGGGCCCGTCTCGGACCCCGCAACAAAGTGATAGCACGCTATCGGTTTGAAATGCAAACAAAAGAAAAGCCCGGGCCAAGACCCGGGCTTTTCAAAGTTCCCCGACCAAAGGGAACGACTACCATCCACACCTCAAGAGTCTTGCGCTTTGGCCTTTGAAGTCAAGCTCTTGAGGGTCTTCAACTCGGCCAAGCTCAACTTCTTGAGGTCAAGTTTGCCTTCAATGTGTTCGGTGCTCTCGCCTCGTGAGAGCCGCTCAAGCTTGACCCCCTCAACCAAGGCCTTGGTCACCTCGCTTGATTTGAAGTCCGGCATGCGGCCGGCCTTCTCGGCTTGGGTCACCATCTTCTCAAGCTCAAGGGTGGCGAGCGTTTGCAATCTCATCGCAAGCTTCACGTGCCGCTTCTTCATTTGGCGCAACGTGCGTTCGGTGGTGTCTAGCGCTGCCCGGTCAAGGTAGCGGTCATAAGCGTGGGCCCGCGCTTTCCACTCCCATTGACGGGCCCACTTGGTGAGCGTCTTTGAGCTTGGTGTTCCGGGCTCTTTCGCAAGCTTGCTCATCATGCGCTTGCCGGGGGTGGCGCCGAGCACCGTGCCCATCTCCCGGTATTTGACGAAAGCCAACCAATGGGCATCGGGCTCACTTGCGCGGCGCTCCCACGGGCGCGGCATCGTGCTCACGTTGTTTGTCTTCTTGGGCTTCGGGTGGGCGGTCATCGGTCAAGCTTGGCCGGCGATGAATTTGCCGTCAACCACCGTGGCCATACGTGACCCCTCACTTGAGTCGCCGGAGCTCACGCCGGCACCCCTCAAAAGTGGCCATATGTGACCCCTCACTTTTGGCCCCGGCCGAGCCCCTCACCGTGCATTTTCCGGCGCGCTCGGCGGGCCCGATTTGCCACCGATTCGGCCGGTTGCCCGGAACACCCCCAAAACCACCTCAACGCTTCGGAACTCTTCACGAAAAGCCGAAACACTGAACAAACGAACTCAACACGCAACGGCAACGGGGAAAAAACTCCGCGCCGGCGGCGGGAGTTGTTTTTCAACACAAACAACTATTGATGACTGGTCGAACTCTTTTTCTAGCCGTTGAAGTGTTGAAGTAGGCTCAAATATTTGAAATCATTCACGAAATGAGCCGCAACGGCACTTCAACGGCACTTCAACGGCAAATCGGAGCCGTTGAAGTTGCTCACGAAATCATTGCCTTTTTCGGTTTCACCTTTTCGGGCTCATTCTCGGCCCCAAAAAGTGCCAAGCTCCCCACCGAAGCCGAGAGGTGCTTTTCAGGGTCCAAAAAAGCACTCTTCACCGCTCCACTGTATTTTTGCACCACTGAACAAACGAACTCAACACCGCCGAGCGCGTTCGGCCGTTGCACTCTCTCGCGCCACCTGGTACTCAACAAATCCCCGACCAAAGTGAAAGCCCACTATCACCATGAGAATCTCTGTCTTTGAGCGCATCACCGACTCAACACCCATCCGCCGTGAGATGTCTTGGCCCGAGTTCGCGCGCGAGCTTGGAACCCACGATTTCAGCTTTGCGGACAAGAACGATGTGCCGGCCTTTTCGCCGGCCGAATACCCCGAAGGCGCCTTGCGCTCAAAGACCGCGGTGCAACGCGTTCACTTCGGGGTGCTCGACTTAGACAAGCTCACCGACGCCCAACTTGAGGGGCTCACGCCGCACCTCAAAGGCATTGAACACATCTTCTATACCACTTGGAGCCACGCCAAGCGCGCGCCGCTTTGGTGCGGCCGCTTGCTCGTGCCGTTCTCCCGGCCGGTGCTTCAAAGTGAGTGGGGGGTGTTCTGGCCACGCTTCAACCATCGCTTCGGCGGCATTGCCGACATCCAATGCAAAGACCAAAGCCGCCTTTACTTCATCCCGGCGGCGCCCGAGGGGACTGAAGACAGCGCGTTCTTGATTCACGAGCCCGGTGAGCCCGTGGACGTTGACGCCATCTTGGCCGCGCCCGTCCCGGCGCGTGAGCAACTAGCAACGCAAGCCGAGATGGTGGGGCGCGAAGAGATTGAGGCTCTTGCACAACGCTTGAGGCGGCGCGCGTCACCAAACTCAAAGCGCCTCGGCAACCGCTTGAGCCACGTGCTCGCGGGGGATGTGTTCGCCGAAGACGGTGAGCGAGACACCATCATCTTTCAACTCACCGGGGTCTTGGTGGAAGCGTACCCCCACGGGGATGCCGGCGCGCTTGCTCAACTCTTCGCGGCGTCAATCGAGAAGATGAGTGCCAACTCATACACCTGCCCGACGGTTGAAGAGGTTGAGGCGAAGATTCGGCGGCACCAAGAGCAACTTCTTGAAGAGCGCGCCGAGCTTGAGCAAGAGGTGCTCAAAGAGAAGGCCCGAGCCATCCGCCAAGCTTTCGCCAATGGCCGAGAACACCCCTACACCGAAGAAGAACTCAACCGCTTTGCCGAAGAGAGCGGCACAACGCGTGACGCGTTCATCAAGCGTTGGGTGATTCAAAAAGGCAAAAGCTTCTACCTCTTTTTTGATGGCACCTACCTGCCGCCCTATACAGATTCGGACGTAATAGCGGGCGCTCTTCGTGACCTTGCGCCGGCATCAAGTGACAACGTGGGCTTGTGGAAAATCGACTCACGCAACCAGCTCACCACGAAGAGCCCCGGTGAGTTGGTGAGAGACTACGGCACCGTTGCAACCGCGGTGGTTGCCGACCTCACCGCAAAGCAAGCTTCATTTGATGACCGAACGCGCACGCTCTTTGAAGCGCCGTGCCCGTTGCGTGACCTTGAGCCCGAGTTTGATGCCGATGTGGATGAGTGGCTCAAGTGGTTCTCGGGCCACCACTATGAAACGCTTTGCGATTGGCTCGCGGTGTTGACCAAACTTGATGAGCCGTGCGCGGCACTCTACTTGGACGGCTCACCGGGTGCCGGCAAAACGTTGCTTGCCGATGGGCTCGCGCGGCTTTGGTCCGAAGACAAACCTACCGACCTTGAGCAAGCCATGGCGAGCTTCAACGATGCGCTCACCAAGTGCCCGCTCGTGCTGGCCGATGAGACCATCCCACGTGATGCACGCGGCCGCGTGCGCACCGCCGAGCTTCGCCAGTTCATCCAAGCGCGCAACCGACCTCTTAGGCGCAAGTACCAACCCGACGCGGTGTTGAGGGGCTCAATCCGCCTCATCATCACGGCCAATAACAAAGAGCTTCTTGTCTCAAACGAGAGCCTCACGAGCAATGACATTCAAGCAATCGTTGACCGGCTCATCTACATCTACTGCCCGCCGAACTCGGCCCGCTTTCTTCAGTCGCTCGGCATGGACACCATGAGAAGCTTTGTGGCCGAAGACAAGATTGCGAAACACGCGCTTTGGTTGCGTGACAACCGAGAAGTCAAACGCGGGCACCGCTTCTTGGTGGAAGGGGCCGACTCTTCACTACACCGAACGCTCACCACCTCAAGCGGCATGCGCTCGGCGGTGTGCAACTGGTTGGTTGCGTATTTGCTCAACCCTCAACCGGCGGACACCACCGCGGGCATGCTCGTGAGGGTGCACGGCAACAAGGTCTTGGTCACCGCTCGCGCCATCTCTCAATGGTGGGCGCTGTACCCCACCAATGAGCCGGCGCCGCCCACGGGGCGCGTGAGCATGGCTCTCTCGGGCTTGAGCAATGACAAGAAGCAACTCACAGCGGCCGACGGGCGCCGCACCAACTATTGGGTCGTTGATGAGCACAACCTCATCGAGTGGGCCGAGCGCAACGGATACGCAACCGAAGAGTCTTTGCTTGAAGCTCTTCAGAAAGAAGACCGGACACTATGACCCAAACAAAGCTTCACCTTTGCGGGAGGTGCCAAGGCATCTCTCACTTTCATCACGAGACGCCCGATGCTCTTCTTGAGTGCCAAGTTTGCGACCGTGACCCACGCGAGCCCAAGAGCGACCGAAAGCCCTACGTGGGCCGCCCACTTCGCTCTTGCCCGACCGAGCACCTTGAGAAGCTCGCGCGGTACTCAAAGACGGTGAGCAAGGCCGCACGCGTTGAACTCTTGAAGCGCAACGCCACGAAGGTGAAGCCGTGACGCCGCGCGAGAAGTGGCAACAAGCCATGCGCGAATATCGGGAGGCCAAGAAGGCCATGGCCCGAGCCAACCGCAAGCACGCACAAGCGCGCGAAGAGTACATTGCAGCGCGTGACGCGTTGCGAAGCACGCCGGAGCTCACGCGAGCCTCAAGCGGTATTCAGCACGCGTTTGACAAGCTCACCCAACTTGAGAGGGAACAACTAGCCGCTCAAACCTTCGTGCGCGAGCCGCCGCGCACCTTCCCCATTGCGACCGAGAAGAAGAGAGGCGAGAGCGAATGAGCCCCAAGAAACCACCCGAGCAACCATCCACACCTCAACCGGGCTACGGCCCCGACGGCGGCCCCAAGCCTTACCCCGAAGAAGAGCCGCGCAACCGTCACGAGCGGCGCAAGCTCGAGAAGATGAAGAGAGACCAAGAGAGGCAAGAACGATGAAACGAAGAGACGACTTGAGCGAAGACTTGAAGCGCATGAAGCAACGCGAGAGAGACCCCGACGCGCCGGCGTTCTATCTCGCGGCCGGGCTTCTCTTGACCTTCTTCTTGCTCATCGCGGTGCCGCTCGCGGTGCGCGATTGCGAGACCGTTCTTGCTTGGTGGGCATCGTGACCAGGCAAGAGAAGCAAAGGCGTGATGATGTCCGGCTTGCCGAGATGCTCGCGGGCGCCTTCATCGTGTTCTTGCTCGTGCTCACGCTGGCCTTGATTGTCTTCTTAGGCTTCAACCCGTTGGGCATCCAAGCGTGGATGTGAGAAAGTGGTTGCACCCCAAAGCGCAAGCCTGCTATCACTCGGGGGCCCCACCCGTGGGGCGTTTAGAAGAAGCCTTCGGGCTCAAGTTAGTAGATGATGCAAGACCACTTTGAAACCCCCGACGGGGAGACCTTGAGCGCGTCTCAACTTGAGACCTTTGAGTTATGTCAACGCAAGTGGGCTTGGCGCAAAATCGACGGCATCAAGAGTGACCCTCACCCGAGCGCCGAACTCGGGACCAAGATTCACGAGATGCTTGAGCAATGGATGAGGCACGGGGTGGCGCCCGACCTTGACCTTGAGGTTGAGATTGGCGGCAAGACGGTGAAGCCCGGTCCGATGGCCGCCGTGCTTCTCAAACACATCCCCGCACCGGGCACGCCCGGCGTGGTGATTGAAGCCGAAGTTTTCGTGCGCACCGCCGTGACGCGGCTCATGGGATACAAAGACCTAGGATACATCGACGCGGCAACCGGCTTGCACGTGGTGAACGATTACAAGAGCACCTCAAACTTCAAGTGGGCCAAGACGCCCGAAGACTTGAAGACCGACATTCAAGCCAACATCTACGCGGCGGCCGAGATGGCCGAGCACGGCGTTGATGAAGTGCTCTTGCGTTGGGCGTACACCCGCACGCGCGGCAAGGCTGCAAGCAAGCTTGTTGAGCTACGCATCACGCGCGCCGAAGTTGAGAAGAACTTTGACCGAATCGATGAGACGGCGGCCCAAGTGCTTGCCGCATACAAGAGCGGCAAGACCGCCATTGAGTTTGAAGCAAGCCCGGCGGCGTGTGACGCCTTCGGCGGTTGCTTCTACGTTGAACACTGCAACCTCACACCCATTCAAAGATTGAAGGCAAAGATGGCAAAACAAGGGCTCGCGGCCAAGATGGCCGAACGCAAAGCAAAGCTTGAAGCCGAGGCGAAAGCCGGCGGCACCACCGAAGCAACCGAAGCCCCCACGGGCACCGGGAGCATCAATCCCGAAGGCGAAGCCCCGGCGGCGCTGAAAGAGAAGAAGACCGAGGCGCCGGCAGGCACCGACGCCAAAGCCGAGAAGGCGGCCGCGGCCGCCGAGCGCAAGGCAAAGCGAGAGGCGGCCAAGGCGTCCAAGGCGGCCGAAGCTACTGCAAGCACCCCCGAGCCCACCACGGCGCCCGCTACAGCCCCCGCCCGTGCCGCCGCCCCGGTCATCCCGCCCGGCTCGGCAATCGCAGGAGCGGCCACGGGGGGCGCCTCGGTTGTGCCTTTCGGGCCCGGCTTCACGCTCTTCGTTGATTGCGTCCCGAGCAACGGCATTGTTTTGAGCGCCTCCCATCTCTCGGGCCCGGCTCAAGGGGTCGTTTGCAAAGAGTTCGGCGTCCCGCACTACCGGCTTGCCGAGTTCGCCAAAGGCCCGGCCGCGCTTGAGACCGCGGTGAGGTCTCACTTCAAGAGCAACCCGTTGAGCGGCGTGGGCGTCACACTGGACACCCGCACCGAACTCGGCCGAGACCTTCTCACCGTGCTCACCGATTTGGCGTCAACCGTCGTGCGGGCGTTCTGAAATGGTTCTCCCGACCAAACCCGGCGCACCCACCATCAAGCCACAAGAGAACCCGGGGCCGAATGAGGCGGTGCTTGAAGTGCGCCTCTTCATCGGTGACGGCAAAACCCGAATCGTGACCGCCCACTTTCAAAACCTGCCGGTGAGTCACAAGCGCCGCGGTGAGCACTTCCGGCGGCAGGCTGGCGCGGTGGTGAACGCTCTCGTGATTGAGTACCTGAAAGAGTTCTCGTGAGCGGGCGGCGGTACTATGTAATCGGCCGTGATGCCGATGGCGGCTTTGAGTGGATTTCACCTTCGCTCTCTTGGGCGGTGGCTTACACCACCACGCCGCTTCTCAAGAGCGCCAAGACGTTTCGTAACATCGAGGCGGCTGTCACCTTTCGTGACACATTTCTCACCAAAGATTGGCACGTCTTGAACGTGCGGATTGAAGAGACCGCGTGAGCCTTCTTGCGCGCATGATGCAACGGGTGGGCAAAGAGCCTTCCGACCTCACCCGCTCTTCGCGGGTGGGGCGCATCATGCGGTGCAATGGCGTCCCCAACTCTGATGAACTCAAGCGCATCTTGGGCATCTACCGCCGGCGTTGGGAGGATATCCCGCCCGAGGTCGTTGCCGACGTGAGCAACGGGCTCAAGAAGCGTTGGGGCACCATGAGCCTCAAGCCCATTCAAGTGGCCGCGCTTTGTGACCTTCACGATTTCGGCGGCATGCTCGGCCCCATCCGAGTGGGTGGCGGCAAGACCTTGGTCTCTCTTCTAGCGGCCGAAGTGTCGCCGGCCGAGCGGCCCATCTTGCTCATCCCCGCGAAGCTTCGCGAGAAGACTTTGAGAGAGTCAAAGAAGCTTTCAGAGCACTTCAGATTCCCCCCATGCGCAACGGAGCTCACGCGCGCAACCCGCGAAAAAAGCATTTTGGTTGTGAGTTATGAAACGCTCGGCCGCACCAAAGGCGCCGCGCTTCTTGCCGAATACAACCCGGGGCTCATCATCGCCGATGAGTGCCACAAGCTCAAGAACACCCGGCCCGCCGTCACACGACGTGTGAGCCGATACATGAATGAGAACCCGAGCACCGTCTTTGTTGCGATGAGCGGCACCATCATGAAGCGAAGCTTGAGAGACTATGCGCACATTGCCGAGTGGTGTCTTGGAGACCTCTCACCCCTGCCGCTTCATTGGGGTACGTTGCAAGATTGGGCCGACGCTCTTGACGAAAAGGTTGCCGAAGGCGCACGCATGCACCCCGGCGCGCTCTTGAAGTTGTGCAACGAAGAAGAGCGTGCCGAATACAAGAGAGACCCTCTCGCGGCCGTGCGGCACGCATACCGGCGGCGCCTCATTGAAACGCCCGGTGTCATCGCCACGCAAGAGGGGCATCTCGGATGCTCGCTTCAAATCACGGCCGTTGAGCCGAAGGTCTCCCAAGCCACCGTTGAAGCCTTCGGGCTCTTGCGCAACGCTTGGCAAACTCCTGACGGCTGGGAAGTCTTGGACGGCGCGAGCGTATGGAGGCACGCCCGAGAGCTTGCGCTTGGCTTCTATTACCGTTGGAACCCCCGCCCGCCCGAAGAGTGGCTTGAAGCCCGAGCGGCTTGGGCAAAGTTTGTGCGGTACACCATCACGCACAACCAAAGGCGCCTTGATTCTGAAAAGCAAATCGCTCAAGCATGCGCTCGCAACCTCTACCCCCGCGAAGCCTACGACCAGTGGAAGCGAGTCAAGAACACCTTCAAGCCCCGCACCGAAGCGGTGTGGATTGATGAAGGCCCGCTCAACTTCGCGGCCAAGTGGATGGGCAGCAACACGGGCATTGTTTGGGTTGAGCACGTGGCCTTCGGTCGCAAGCTTGCCGAGGTCACGGGCCGCCCATACTTCCACCGCAAGGGGCTCAACGACGCCGGCGCATTCATTGAAGACGCACGCGCCGCCGATGGGTGCATCATCGCATCCATTGGCTCAAACTCGGAAGGGCGCAACCTTCAAGACCAGTGGTCAAACAACCTTCTCACCACCGTGCCGGGCTCGGGGGATGTGTGGGAGCAACTACTCGGCCGCACGCATCGTGACGGGCAAGAAGCCGATGAGGTGTTCTTTGAGATGATGATGTCTTGCCTTGAGAACTGGCAAGGCTTTGAACAAGCTCGGTCCGATGCACGCACGGTGCAAGACACGAAGGGCCAAGCCCAAAAGATTCTCTTTGCCGATGTAACGGTTGCATCGGCGGAAGAAGTGGCGCGCCGCGGTGGCGCGCTTTGGTCAGTAGCTAGAAGATAGAAAGAGAGATTTCAAAATGGGATTATTCAGCGGGATGCGAGACGCTCAAGTTGGGCAAGGTGGGGTTTACTTCTTGGACGGTGTTTACCGGGTGGAAATCATCAAGTGCACCACCATTCAAAGTCGAAAGAAAGAAGACCTTTTCATTGTTGAGTGCAAGGTGCTTGAGAGCAACAACGACCAACGCAAGCCGGGCGTGAAGGCGTCTTGGATTGTGAACCTCAAGCACGATGCGGCCCTTGGAAACATCAAGGGTTTCATCGCGGCGGCCAACGGCATCTCACCAAGCCTTGAAGAAGAGAAGGTCAACGAAGAGGTGGGTGAAGAAGAGGTTGAGTTCGCGGTGAGCAAAGACAACCCGCTCGCGGGCATCATCGTTGACCTTGAGGCAATCACGATTCAAACGCGGGCCAAGACGCCCTTCACGCTTCACAAGTGGGAGCCCGCCGAAGAAGCTTGAAAGGGCCAGCGTGGCCGGCCGCGTGGCCGCGCGTCATGGGAGGATGTCGACGAACGACGATCCCGCGGGAGACCATGATGGCTAGATAACCGGGGGAAAGGCCCGGGGGAAACCTCGGGCCTTTTCTTTGCCTCCCAATGTGATAGCGTGCTATCACTTCGTTTTGATGTAGAAAGAGAAGGGGTTTGAAATGCAACGACTAGAAGAGAATGAGTTCGCGCGGCTTTGCCAAGCGGTAGCAGGTGAAGCGCTCTTGAGGCTTGCCGAGCACCAAGAAGACGGCCGAGCCGACGGTGAGACCATTGCCAAGCTCAAGCGAGCTATTGAGCAAGACTCTCATGAGAGGGTAGGGCTCAAGGCCAAAGTTCTTGAGCTTCAAAAGGCGCTTGATGTGGCGCTTGAGGCACTCACCGACAAGACGCACGATTTTGAGTCATCTCTTCACGAGGCGCGGCGCATCATCGCGACAAAGAACGAAGAGAACAAAGACCTTCTCAAGCGGCTTGCCGCGCTGAAACCGGGGGCTTGAGATGCCGACTGAGAAGACCCGGCTTGCCTTTGACACCGAAACGGCGCTCATCCGCCCGGGCCTTCTCGCGCCGCCTCTCACGTGCGTGACGGCGGCCGGCGCGTGGATGCCCGAGGGGGATTTGCTCTGGCAAGGCAACCCCTCAACGGTGAACATCGTGAAGGGGTGGCTCAAAGACAAGAGCCTCTTGCTCATTGGTCACACGGTGGCCTATGACTTGGCCGTCTTGGGTAGTGAGTACCCCGAACTCTTGCCGCTCATCTTTGAAGCGCTTGAGAGTGACCGGGTGACCGATACAAGCTTGAGACAAAAGCTCATCGACATTGCCCGCGGGCAATATCGGGGCTTCACTGACGCCTTCACGCAAAAAAGGACCGAGCACACCTACCATCTTGCGGTGCTCGCAAAACGCCTTCTCGGCGTCTTGCTTGAGAAAGATGAGTTTCGCTTGGGGTATGGCGAACTTCGTGACGTGCCTCCCGAGAAGTGGGCCGAAGGCGCGCGGCGGTACGCTCTCAACGACGCCATCACCACGCTTGACGTGCACGAGGCTCAAGAGGTTGACCGAGAACTCTTGGCCGATGAGTTCCGGCAAACGCGCGCGGCGTTTGGCATGCACCTCATATCGTGCCACGGCATACGCACCGACGCCGAGAAGATTCGGGCCTTTGAGCTTGAGACGCGGGCAGCCTTTGGCAAGGCGCTCACGATGTGCAAAGAGGCGGGGCTCGTGCGCAAAGACGGCTCACGCGACACCAAGAAGGCCCGGGCGCTCATGGTTGAGGTGATGGCCGACCTTGATGAGAAGCCCAAGCGCACCAAAGGCTTCTTCAAGTTGCACGCGAAGAAGCGCAACAACGAAGAACTCACGAAGCGAAACATCAAAGACCTTGATGACCCGCTCTTCGGCATCTCACTTGATGAAGAGGCTTGCAACGCGAGCGGCAACGATTTGCTCAAAGCCTACGCCTCGGTTTCATCTCTCATGACAGTGGTCAACGACCACATCCCCGCGCTCAAGAACGGCATCACGCACGCGATTCAGCCTCACTTTGATTCGCTTATGGAAACCGGCCGGGCAAGCTGTAAGGGGTACAGTGAAGACGCACCCACCGACGGTTACCAAATGCACAACGTGAGGCGGCTCGCGGGAATCCGGGAATGCTTCACGGCGCGCCCGGGCAAGCTGTACGCAAACGCGGACTTTGACGGGCTCGAGCTTCGCTCTTGGTCTCAAGTGTGCATTTGGGCGCTTGGTGAGTCGCGCATGGCCGAGATGCTCAACAAGGGCGTTGACGTGCACCTTGACCTTGCGGCGCAGTTCATGGGCATTGAATACAACCACGCCCGAGACCTTCTTGAGGCGGGTGACCCCGAGATGGTTGCCGCGCGGCAGTTCGCCAAGATTGGAAACTTTGGTTTTATGGGCGGGATGCAAGCAAAGAGCTTCAGAGCTCACGCCCGCGGCTCTGGGATTTTCCGCACCTTGGCCGAGTGCCAAGCGTTGCTTGATGCGTGGCTCACCAACTGGCCCGAGGCGCGCAAATACTCTCTTTGGATTCGCGCGCAATGCGACCAAGGCGGCGGCTATGCAACCATCAAGCACTTCATGAGCGACCGGTGGCGCGGGCTCGTGCCTTACACCGTGGCATCAAACTCTTTCTTTCAAGGGCTCGGCGCCGATGCAACCAAGGCGGCTCTCTTTGCGCTTCAAAAGGCAAGCTACGTTGAGACCGAATCGCCGCTCTTCGGGTGCCGCATGGTCAACTATGTTCATGATGAGTTCATGCTTGAAGTGCCTGAAGAGCTTCGGGCAGCCAACCGCGCGGCCGATGAGCTTGTGCGCGTGATGAATAAGGCGGCGGGTGAATGGTTGCCCGACGTGCCCCCCACCTCTTCGGTGGCGCTCATGAAGCATTGGGCCAAGAAGGCAAAGGCGGTGCGCAACGAAGAGGGGCTCTTGATACCTTGGGAAATGAGGCAAGCGGCATGAAAGAGAAGCTTCTCGATTTGTGGGCGGTGGTGGCCTACGTCACCCTTTGGGCTCTCTTGAGCCTCACCGTTCTCGGGGCCGTTCGGCTCGGTCAATACCTTTGGGAGCAACTTTCATGAAAGAAGAAAAGAAGAAGAGAGCGGTGCAAATCCTTCACGATGGCGGCGCCGTGCACCTCTTGCCAAACAAGATGTGCGAGCGCGGCTCATTCCTGCCCGTGGACAAAGACCTCAAGCACCTCACGAAGAAAGAGATTGAAGAGAGCCCGGGCAAGCTCTTCGGTTTCGTGATGCACCCCGAAGACATGGACCAATGCCAAGCCATGATTGTCATGGCTCTCACGCCCCCCGAAGACTTGGGGCAAGCGTGATGGGTGCGAAGGTCATCACCGTTGACTTCAAGGCGCGCCGGCGCCTTGTCCCCCCGCCGCCGGCGCTTGCTCGGTCGGTTGAAGACTTTGGGCAGTGGGCGTGCAAAGCCGAACCGAAGCGCACCGCGCTTTGGGTCAAGGTTGAAGGCTGCCCGAAGGCCGACTTGAGCACGGCCAAGCACTTGAGAAGGGCGTGCGCCGATTCTCTCACCTTCTCGTTTCAATGTGCCTTCAACGATTGGCGCGCCAACAACTTCAAGCCGGCCGACGTGGTTGAGATTTTCCACACCATCACGGTTGATGCCGTGAAGCTCATGGCACACCTCAACGTTGATTGGTGGCTCGAGCACGGCATGCACGAGCACCACGGGGTGAACGTTGTTTGCGGGGCTCACGCGCTCTTCATGTTTCGGCGGGACGCCGCGCGGGGTGCGTTGTGAAAGGCGCGGCGGCCATCGGCGGCATTGAGTACACCCTAGCGGTTGACCCCGGCGCTCGGGCTTGCGGCTTCGCCGTCTTCTACGGCAAGACCCTCGTGAAGTGCGGGTTGGTGCGCACGCGTGCAAAGACTACGGCCGGCCAAGCCATGGACTTTGAGACACTCTTTCACCGACACATCCAAAAGCACCCCACGCTCATCATTGAGCGGCCCGAGGTTTACAACCAACGCAACCAAAAGGGCGACCCCAACGACCTCATCGGGCTCGGGCTCATTGGCGGTGTGGTGGCTGGCGCGGTGCAACCGAAGGCTCTCGTGCTCACGTTGCCGAAAGAGTGGAAGGGGCAAACGCCAAAGGACATCCACCACGCGCGCATTGAAGCCAAGTTGAGCCCCGATGAAGAGGCGCGGGTCTCTTGCGCCGTGGCCTACGGGGCGCCCGATACGGTGCCCGCAAGCCTTCTTCACAACGTCTACGATTCCATTGGCATTGGGCTTTGGTACCTCAAACGATAGCGTGCTATCACCCCATCATGAGACTCTCAAAATACTGCAAGATGCACGGCCGCGGCACGATGACTTTGATTGCCGAAGACGCGGGCGTTTCATATCTCACCGTCCGCAACGCCTCCCAAGGCATGCGAATCAAGCTTTACGATGTGGCGCGCCGCATCTCGAAAGCAACCGATTGGGTTGTCACCATCCCCGAGCTTTGTGAAGACCGACCCCACAAGCAAGTCAAAGACCAGTTCAAAAGATAGAAGATAGAAAGAAGGCCACCACCATGAAGTTGAAGAGTTCAAAGTCCCGAGTTGAAGGCACGTGTTTCACGTCCAAGTGCAAAGAGCCGGCGTGCGCGATTGCCGACGGCAAGACGTTCTTCTCAAAGAGAGGCAACCCAACGCATCTTTGCGAGCCCCACTTGCTTGAGGCGCTCGAGATGTCCGAGACCAGCGGTCTCGGGCCGCTCAAGTGGGTTGAGGTTCCGGGTGGAGACTCCGATGACCCCGCCGGCAGTTTGACCGATGCCCGCATCTATGCCGCCGATGTGAAGAAAGCCGACGCCGAGCAAGGCCCCGCCGCGCGCGAGCCTTTTGAACTCATCACGTTTGACAAGCTTGACGCCCAACTCACCGAAGAAGAGAGCGAAGCCCGAGACGCCGTTGAGGCGTTCGGCTCAATGACCATTGAGAGCAAAGAAGACCTCACCTTTGCGGCCGAGATGCTTCAAGAGGTGAAGGGCCACACCAAGCGACTCACCGACAAGCGCACGACGGTGACCAAGCCCCTCAACGATGCACTCAAGGCAACACGAGCGCTCTTCAAGCCCGCCCTTGATTTCTATGGGGAGTGCGAGCGCATCATCAAACGCAAGATGAGTGACGCGCACCGCGAAGCTCAAGCGGCCGCGCGGCTCGCGCTGGCCGAAGCTTCGGTTGCCGCTCAAGACAAAGACATTGCAGCGGTTGACGAGGCCATTGAGAAGCACGAAGCCGCCAACTCATTCCCCGAAGCGGACGGCATTCAATACCGTTCGGTGTGGAAATACGAAATCACAGACGCCTCACA